ACCACATACAAATCCTGCGGAACGTACACTCGTACAACCGGTGTCCCCTCAGATCCGGTCTGATAGAACACGCGCTCAGTGTAAGAATCAATTTCGCGTGATGCTGCCTCAATCGATAGCTCCAACAGAGTGTCATCAATGCTGTCAGTAATCCGAGCTGCTGCCTTCACATCGGTCAGCGAGCAGTACCCATTCGTTATCGCCATGAAAAGCCTCCGCTAACCATTCTACCGGTCAGCCTCCCAACCGTTCGCTCTACGACGTTTTACATCCCAACCGCCAGGACCAAAATCACCACGAGCAATCTTGTCCTCATAATGCTTGTTGTTAGATCGGAACGTTGGGCCGTTTCGTTTGATGAAATGAGGGTCAGATTTCAGTGTTGACGAGTTATCGTGCAGAACATCGATGTCGAGTTTCGTAATCGGAACCCCGTGATGGTTTGCTCTGGTGTTGAAGTCGTTGTCCTCAAAATATGCGGGAAAAAAGGCTTCGTCGAACAAACCCAAGCGCCTGACAGCCTCATAGCCGACAGAAAACACATGCCAATGAGGAAAGTATCGAGAAAGGGTTATCTCGCCTGTATGAGCCTCTGAGAGCCTCTGAAGGGCACCTGGCTGAAACACCACGTCATTGGAGGCGAAAAACCATCGGTCATCATACGGAAACGACTTGATGCCCAGATTCCATGACGCAGCTACCCCAAGATTCGCAGGCATCGGCAGATAAGTCGTGAACTTCACAATCTCAGGGACGTGAACCTCGATGTCCTGCTCGACAGTCGAAGCACCGTTATCAATAATCAGCAAATGTTTGATGGGATAGTCAATCGACTGCAAACACCGCTCCAGCAAGTCATACCGGTTCAGCACAGGGATCGTCAGATTCTCCAACATTAGATTCCTCCGAAAGTGTGGCCTTCGAGATGCAAGTTCACAAACGGATTCAGCGAATAAGTATTCACACCGTAACTATCACGGAGCCAATCTCGCATAAGAGCCAAGTGGCGATTCCACACCGCGAACGAACGCTGAGTGGTGTGAGGGTACGCGTTAAAGTTTGACTCGTCATCGAGGATTCCACAATCCACACCAACAAGCACAATGTTCTTCGCACCAACATACGCTGCCAAGTGCATCGCACCATGAACACTCGACGATCCGAACACGAGCTGATGGGCGTGCGCTGGCCGGTCACCCTCGAACGGGTTGAACGCTTCGTGACTGTTCTTCTCCGTTTTCGGATCGTGAACAATCACATTCTCATAAGCACCGCTATACATTGCTTTGGTGTGGTAGTCCTGCCGGTTCACCACAAACACAGTTTCAGGGTGCTCTGTAGCCAGGGACGGAATACTGGCGAACTCATGATGGTGACTGAAAGAGTAAGCGGGTTTCACACCGAAGTAATGAGCTCCACCGTTTGCCCCCACAACAAGCTTGTCCGCAAAGAACTCTGGGGACAGGTAATTCATGGTTGCACCGGAGCCGAACACCCAGGCTGTTTCCCCAACGTGTCTGTTCTGAATATCAGGCAACAGCATCAGGCAAAGTAATCCTTCAAGAACGGAAGCCAATAGTTATCAAACACAGTGCTGATCTCGAAGTCGAGGGCAAACTTTCTCGCCACCGGAGAGAACCCACGCTCAGCGTGATACGCCTCCTCCAGGGCCGTCATAATCGAACCCATGTTCGGAATCTGAAAAAATGCTTTCTGGGGCTCGTCGTAGAAGGCCTGTCCACTGGTCAACCAGGAGTCCTCCGATACTAGATCGGTGGAGGCAGCCCAACCTGACGCAATCGCCCTCGTGCCACAAGCCTGCGCCTCAATCGTCGGCACACCAAACCCCTCACCATACGACGTAGCGAGAAGAACATCGAATGCTGAATAGAGTGCAGCCATATTCTCCCGTGAATACCCAATGCGCAACATTTCACGATTAGCCAATGTGACAGCGCTCGGAGGAATGCCCACAGCCTTCAGCAACACTTTCAAATCAAACCCACCCGTAGCCGGTGCAGGATCTGCGTGAATATACAAGTGAGAGTCAGGAAACTTCTTATGGAACATCGAGAACGCCAACAGGTTCTCCGCATACGCTTTACGGTGAACAATCCCATTCGCCTTATTCGCTGCAACCATCCCCACCAAGAACTTCTCCTCAGGAATACCCATAAACTCCCTCGTTGGCATCCCGTCGAACTTCTCTGTTTTCTTATAGACCGTCGTGTCTATCGCGTGAGGTATATACATCGATTCAATACCGGTGTCATCGAGTTGGCGCTTGCCGAACGGTGACATCGCCACCGGAGTCACGTTCTCGCGCTTCAGGAACGAGGCAACTTGCGGAGGCATCGTGACGTGATCTAACGGCACCCACGAAATGACCGGGAGCTCATCCTTCCAACCGTTGTAAACCCAAACATCGTAGAGCGTCATAATCGCCCCAGGAATGCCAGGGTGCTGGGAGCGGAAATGCTCAAACCAAGTCGTCAACACATCCTGCGAATACGGTGCAACACCTCGCGGATAGTGCAACACCTCACCATGCTTCGTTCGGATCGTGTCAATCGAACCCTCCAACCCATAGTTCGACAGAACAGCAGTTTTCACACCATGCTCGACGAGGGAGCGGACAAGGTGGTCAGCTTGCTGGCCGTATCCCGTCGGTGTACCGGGTGAGTTCGATGCAAGGGCAATCAGCCCTTTGATTTTCTCTGTAGGCATGACGCCTAGCATAGCGAAAGCCCCCGCCGTGAAACCTACAACACGACGAGGGCCTTCAGCCTTATGAAGCTATGACTATGCAAGCTCCAGGTACTTGATGTGGTTTGCACCGTTAGCAACGCCAGCGCCGAGGCGGTAGACGAAACGGTAACCGGTCACATCGTTGGCGAAGTAAGCGTCGTTAGACACAGCAACTTCAAGACCAGTGGTCGCAACCTTCACAGAAGGCCAGTGTCCGAACAGTACGGCCTTAGCACCGGTAGCGATGTCTGCAACAGCAGGGTTCTCGTACACGGGCATTCCGAGGATGGTCGAAGGACCACCAACAGTCGGGTCGTAGATGTAACGGTCATCGTTGTCCTTCAGCTTACGGATGAAGCCGAGGGTTGCAGTGTTGACCATGAATCCGGCACCAGGCAACATACGAGCCATACCGTCAACGCTGTAAGCGAGGTCGATAAGGTTGTCTGCCGTGAATGCGTCAGTCGTTCCAGCGGTCACACCGGAGCCAGCAACAGCCGTAACAGCTGCGTGGATGACGGCGTTAGCGCGGGTACCGATAGCCACACCAGCCTGCTCAGCAACGTTAGCCTCGATGTCGAAGCCAGCGTCAGCAACCAGCTCGTTGGAGAGCTGAACGATGAACGCCTGCTTGGCAGGGTTCAGCAGGATGCTGGAGTAGGTCGGGTTGGACTCGCTGATAGCGGATCCTTCAGTGACCTCAGAAGCAGTGCTGTAACCGGACATCACGGGGATGCGCAGGTCTGCACCACTGTCACGGACGAACACCTCAGAAGTTTCGAGGTAAGGTCCAACCAGCTTGGCAAGGTTGAACACGCGGTCCAGGAAGTCAACAGGGACAGTGTTAGCGGAAGCAACAAGAGCACGCTTCTCAGAGTTCTTGAACTCGTGAGAACGAACCTCGCCACGGGCCATCGCACGGAAAATCTCAGCGTCACCGCGAGCTTCCTCAACAACCTCAAATCCGCGAGAAGCAAGAGCAACCTCAGTGGCACGCTCTTCAGCCTTCGAAGCAGTTTCGATGGAACGCTGCGCGTTCTCGATGTCAGCCTCGATACGCTCAATCTTAGTCAGCTCAGCTTGGTCAAGGCCACGACCCTCAGCTTCCGCACCGTCAATGACTTCGCGGATCTGCATGGTCAGATTAGCCTTAAGCTCCTGCTGGCGCTTAACGAAATCGGACATTAGTAATTTCTCCTTAGTGGAATGAATATGTATCGCAACCGTGATGACACAGAATCGCTACCGCAGCGTTGACGCACATCGGATAACTTAATTGTAAATCAGGCGTTGCAACCCGTTCCAGAAAAAAGAAAACCCTCGCTAGGGAAAGGGTGGAAAACCTAGCGAGGGCAAACCCGTTCTATCGCTTCTCAGAAGCCTTAATTACTCGGGTTTCTTTCGTTGGCTCCTCATCGAGCGCAACAATAGCGCGGGCCCACTCGTCCGCCAGCTCCTTGATGGGACCAGAGGAAGGGTTGCCTGCAATCTGCAGAATCGTGCGCTTGATTGTTTCTTTGCTAGCCATTAGGAATCCATCAGTAGTTGCAGCTTCTTCTTCTTCAGGGCGAGAAGCTCCAAGCCCTTATCAGCCTCAGGTTCCACAACCTCAGACTCCGGTGTCAGTTCACCAATGACACGCTCCAACAGTTGACGATCATCAGAAGTAATGTCCTCACCGTTTTCCACCTTCAGGAGGGCATCAGCCAGGGCATCAGCGTCAACACCGGCACGCTTCGCAATCTTGTCCAAACCGCGCACCGTCGCAGTCCCAGCCGTTTCAGGGTAAGCCGGGAAAGCCACCAGGGAAACCTCGTGCAACCGGACAGACTTCAGAACACGCTCCGTCCCCTCCGAGTTCCATTCATCCCCACCACGGGCAGGCATCGAGAAACCGAACGAGAACGCGGACACGTCACCACGACGAACAAGCTCCGCAGCGTCACGGCCATAAGAAGTGTTCGGCAAAGTAGCGGACACGCGAAGGCCACGCTCATCCTCGGTCAGCTGGAGAGTACCGGCACGAGTAGATCCGAGCACAGCTCCGCTGTCATGATTCCACAGAAGCTTGATGTCGTTACGGGAACGCAGTGATGCGCGGAAAGCACCAGGCTTGATTGTTTCCGTAAACCCACCCAGGTTCTCGCTACGGGAGTTGAACAGTGCAGCGTATCCCTCCAAGTGCATTCCAGTTCCGTCCTCACGGACCTCGAACGCCTCAACCTCAACAATACGAGTTTCCAGCTTGCTCAACGCTTCGCCCTTCGCTCTACCTTCGTTTTCTTCTTCAATTCTACCAACCACGCCATCAGCGTATGCCAGAGCACGCTCAGCGGACCGTTTCGAACCGCCACCACCCCACAACGCCATAGCGACAGCACCAGGCCCAGGGTAAGCATCGTTCCCTGGAGTGTTCTGTGGCGCATCCATGTCAACCAAGTGACGAGCAATCCAGGCACGAATCCGAACCCACTTGTCCGCGGTCACGTTACCCTCAGCCATCGCACGAGCCTCACGGATGGTCCGATCCACGAGCCCATCACCAGACAAGCCCTCCCGGTGCCATTCCAGACCTCGACGAGCCGAGGCGCGCATATAGGCGGGAGGGGTCAAATCCACTTGTCGCTCTTCGACGTCATCATCGATGCCACGAGTTGACTTCGGGTGACCCTCAGGAAGCAAATCGTTGTCACCAACATAGTTCGCGTTCTCTGGGCGTTCGTTACGGAGCAAATACAGGTAAGCGTTCACGCGAGCCATCGCCCAAGCGCCACGAGAAATCCCAGGCCGGTGAGAAACAGAATAAGCGCCAGCTCCACGACGGTACACCGCAGCCAACTGACCATAGGTTGTGCGGGTGTAATCCGGTTTCCCTTCCTCCTCCATTTGCTCATTGTGCTCAGTTACTTTGTTACGCAAAGCTTTCTCGGTGCGCTCCGATAATTCAATATCCCCACCAGCACCCGCAGCGGATCCAGGCTCGTTCTCCTCGGATCCCTCAATCTGTTCGCTCGGAGGTGCAGGCTCGGCCTCCTGGCGTTCCTCATCCTCGCCCTGCCAACGGTTGCAGTAGAAACCACCATCGACATACTCATCCCAGAGTGTGCAACGAGCACGCCCATCAGGTGCCACATCCTCCTCATTGAAAAACCTACAGTTGCCACAAGCTCGACCCTCGGGGACGTCATCAGAAGTAGCGGGTCGATAGTTCTCCGGCAAGTCACGAGTCGCACGCTCCGGTGCAGGCTTGAACTCGTCACCCTCATACGTCCCACCAGGCTCCATGTCCTCAGCAAGACTCACAGCAACCATCTGCTCCACTGCAGCCTCCTGCGACTCAGCACAAGCCAACAACTCGCCGTCCTCTTTCACCACGGACCAACCAGGGCAGTCAGGGTGACGATCTGAAATGAAATAAGGCATAAGTTACGTTTTCCGAATATCCAATACGCCGACTTCGAGCCCGTCAGGGTCACTGATTGCATAAAGTCGATCACCAGGACCCAACGTCAACGTAATCGATTCACCTGGGTCAATATGTGGGGCGTTGCCTGTACCGACAGCGGACGAGCCATAATAAATGTACTCGTTCGAACTTTTCGTCATATTGTGCAGGTGGACCTCGTGAGGTTCGTTATCCCAACCAACGATTTCCGTCGGTGTCGTGTCAGAAAGGGTGACCAGCCTGTGCACCAAAGCCATTACTCCACCTCGTAAACAGAGTCGGGGTTCTCAGGGTCCACCTGCGCCACTGGTTGCAACTGGGTCGAAGCCAAACCAGTGTGAGCAATCGGATCCAAACCGACAGCCACAAGAGCCTCAGCCGGGTCGTAACCAGACAAGACAAGAATCTGCGCCATCTTCACACGCTTCTCATCAGCAATCAGGTCTGCTGCCTCAATATTCATGTTCGCCAGCGGGACACGGACTTGCGATGCAGTTGGGTCCTCGATGTCCGACAAGTCCTCAAGGCGTCGAACATCATTGATGGTCAGGAATCCAGCCTGGAGGCCTGTCGAGTAAGCGGAGAGTCGCGCTTGCAGATCAGCACGAGCCAATCCGTCGAGGTTGAACTTGATAAACGCTGTTTCCCCACCAGGGTAACGAGCCATCAACGTCGAGAACGTGTCCTCAAGTTTCGCCACAATCGGACGCAACGTGTGAGTAATAAACTGCAGGTTATTCTGCTCCACCGAAGCATAAGTAGTCGTTCCAGGGATGTTCAGCATGTTTGCTGGGATATTGAACGCCCTCGCAATGTCCTCCACAGCCAATCTGCGAGCCTCAATGCTTTGAGCCGACTCAGGATCCACCTGCGTGGTCTTGAACGTTGCACCGCCGGACAGAATGCCAGTCCGGTGCCCTCTACGCCAACCCTTGTGCTTCACATCGAAGCTCGTGCGCAGATTCTCTGCCTGCTCAGCGGTCAAGTTGCCGGGGAACTCGATAACACCACCGAGATTGGTGCCTTGACCGAAGAATGTTGCAGCAAACCGCTCCAGGGCAAGCGCCAGACCGAAGTTCTCCTTCAAAGCCTCCACACGGGACACACCACGGACATGACCAGGGCGTAGAACATCGGGAATGAAAATCATCTGCTCCGAAGTCAATGGCCGTGACTCACCCTCGACCTCGAACATGAGCTCCTGGCGGGCATTACGCTTCACCGTCACAGTCTTAGGATTCAGCACGACTAGGTTCGCCACAGTCCCATCACGAGCAGGAATAATCCGCACGAACAGGTTGCCATCGAGGAGCAAAGACACGATGGCGGAGTTCCAGAACGCAGTCCGAGGGAGCGCAATGTCAGGCTGTTGCACCCAAGCCGGTTTCGGACGAAAAGCACGGCGTTGCCCATCCAAACGAATGTACGAATCCACAGGGAGCGTGCTGATCGTGTCAGCAATCAAAGACACAGCGCTATAGACAGCGTTCACCTGGAACACAGTCTTGCTGTCAACGTAAGTGTCAGACAGGTTGCCGAAAACTAGGTCATCGCCAGCCTCGAAAACAGTCTGATAAGAAATGGCACGCTGCTCAAACAGCCTATTCAATACCACGGATTACTTCCCCAATGCGAAACCGACAACCAACAAAAACACGCCACCGACAATCAAACCAGCAGGAACACTCACGAACAAAGCACCAACCGTGACAGCGGTCATTCCCGCCACTTGCAGAACCGTAGCCATTTCGCCCCTAACCGAAAAACTCAGGAATAACCTGTTCTTCTATCTTACCGGAGGCGCGGTCATGAGCCAGGATGGCAGCGACAGCCGCGTCAATCTTCCGAGGACTGTTCGGATTCTCCTTCTTGATATGCGGTCCCGCCGGTGTCAACTTGACCGCAGTGTTGCCAATGTGACGTGCCAGCAACGGATCCCCATCATGTACAAGCTTCTTCTCAGCCACAGCGTCATAGAACTTTGCGCACGCCTTGATCATGCGTTGCGGGGACTGAGGGAACGACACAACTGGCAGGCCGTGATTCTCCAGCACCTCCATAGACCTTTGCCAGCGGAACGGGTCGCAGGCGATTTCACGGACAGTGTGCTTCTGGCAGAAGTCCATGACGGTTTGCTCGACCTCGCTAATGTCAACACGCCAGTCATCCGGGTCATGCTCCAGGTCTTTCTCCCACGCCTTCACCAGGAACACTTTGACCGGTTCCTCTGCTTTCGGAATGACAGCACCCACAATGACCGAAGCGTCACCGTTATACGAGCCGTCGAAACCGAGAACAATCTCGTCCTCCGAGGTTAGGGTTACCTTACCTTCGCATTCCTCCCACGAACCGGCAGGCAACCACGTTTCCACGCTCGACACCCATTGGTTGCAGCGCTTGATACGAAACTCAGCCTCAGGTGTTCGACGAATCGCAGACTCGAAGTCAGTGACAGCGTTCAGATCTCCATAGCCAGGGTTTGCTTCATCCCAGGTTTCCGGCAAACGGTGGTCACCCTCGGATTCCCACCACGCCATGAAGAACGTGTCATCGACTTCCTCACCACGAGCAACCCTTTGCCCATACTGGTACAACGAGAACGCAATGGAGTCCTTGCCGGTGCGATCCGAGCGCACACCTGCAGTTGTGATGGCAATCATGGTTGCGAGTTTCCCACGGGCACCCTGCGCTAACGCGAAAACATCCCAAAGGGTTCTGTCGGGTTGAGCATGGAGCTCATCGAATATGACCGTTGTCGGGGACAAACCTTCTTTGGTGACCGACTCGGCAGACAGCACGCGATAGACCGAGTTGAACGACGGCAATTCAATCGCATCACGATACAACTTCGTTATCGCGCTCAGCTCTGGGCTCGCCTCTACGGTGCGCTTAGCATCAGCAAATACAATGCGAGCCTGCTCCTTTTCCGCAGCCACCGAATACACTTCAGCACCCTTCGGACCCAGAATCAGCGAATACAACCCCAGCACGGAACCCAGCGCAGACTTGCCGTTCTTCCTCGGCATCCCAACCAAGCTTGCACGATGACGCAAACCATTCTCATCCCATGCGAACAAATGTTCGAGGAGCGTGCGCTGCCAATCACGCAACACTAGAGCCGTCCCAGCCTTACCAGCCACAGAATCCTTCGTGACACGACCAAAGGCTTCGACGAACTCAACAACAGGTTCCTCGATGCGCCCGCGCTCAATCGCCTCCTCAGGAACAGGAGTCAACCATCTCGGAGGCCAACTATCCACGGCCTTCCTCGCGCAGCATACGTCGCTCCATCAACTCCTCAAGCTTTGACTTCGCTTTGATTTCAGCGACACCCAGGCGGGCACGATCTGACGGTGTGAAACCAAGCAACGAAAGATTCGACACAATCTGCCGGTCAAGCTCACGCAAACCCCGTCGCATACGCGGGTCGTCATTCTGCATAACCTTGACACGGAGGTTCCACCGTTCGTCAATCATCTCGCACGTCATCATCAACAACTCAATGTCAGTCTTGTCCGATACCCAGGTGGCACCCATTCCCCAGATACGATCCCACAACTCCTGCCCATACTTCAGCAAAGGGCGAGTAGGTTCCGGAGTTTCGTCAACACGTTCCAACAGCACCACGCTGTCTTCATCAGGTAACGCACGCTTCCCAGGATTACCAAGCAAGCGCTTCTGCTCAATAGGTTTCGATGGTCTACCGGCTGGCATTGACAAGCACCGCCTTCTCCCCTGTTTGATTCTCTAAGCGTTCCAAAATTACGTCAACATATTTTGGATCTATCTCAACCCCATACCCAATCTGGTCAGCTCTGTCCGCAGCCAAAAGGGTAGAACCTGAACCGGCATAAACATCAAGGATTCTTGAACCCTTCGCAACAAAACTACAACACCAATCCATGACCGGTGACGGTTTCATCGTCACATGCTTTTTTTCTTCGCCAGACCAATGATGCGAAAACAAACGAACTTGTTTGCCCAAATTAGTCCACGCCATCTCACATTCGCTGAACGAAACGTTCGCAATTTTCTTATACCAAATAAGCCAATGGTTGTTCGGTGGTAATTGATCCGTGAAATAGTTACCACCCCAAATAATTAGCACCGGAGCTAAGTCCAAAACGAAACCGATATCCGGTGCCTTGTCGTCCCAACCTTCGCCACGGTGAAACTTCTTCTTCCCATTACCCAACGTTTGAGTGTTCGCGCCAATCCCATACGGCGGGTCAGTAATGACCGCATCGAACTTTGCATCAAACCTTGCAATGACAGATTCATCAGAAGCGTCACCGCAAATGATTTCATGTTTGCCAACCCGCCAATGATCACCCAAAGAAGCGCGCTGCACAACATCATCAAAATCTTCGTCGTCATCGTTGACGGAATCACTTTCAGATTGCTCTACTGCAAGCGCATCAAAACCAAGTGCCTCAATATCAAAACCGGCATCATCCAACTCAAGCAACTGGGCAGACAACACCTCAGGATTCCACTCCGCCAACTCCGCGCTTCGATTATCGGCAAGCGCAAAAGCCTTCACCTGATCCTCGGTCCAATCCTTCGGAACACGCACAATGTCAACATCAGTCAAACCCAACAACCGCGCAGCCTCAACAGTCCCATTACCGGCCACAATCACGTTGTCATCAGTAACAACAATCGGCTTACGTTGCCCAAATTGCTTCAGACTTTCGGCAATAGCAGCTAAGTTTGCATCAGAATGTTTCCGCGCATTAGAAGGGTCAAACGTGAGCTTCTCGATAGGCACTGATTCAATTTTCAACGGCATAACCCCACCCTACCAAAAACACTTAATTTCGCGGGTGTAGAAAAAGGATTGGGGC